TCAAATAGTAGAATGGTATTAAGTTTAGGTTCATCTACTACGTCCACTTCAGTTATTGCTGCTTACAAAAATCCAAATGGAACTGTAGGTACTGTATCTACCAATGGTTCAGCAACAGCTTACAACACATCTTCAGATGCAAGACTAAAAGACGTAACAGGCTCTGCAAGAGGTTTAGAAGTTATCAACGAACTAAATCCAGTAGCTTACAACTGGAAAGCAGATGGTAAAGCAGATGAAGGTTTGATAGCACAAGAAGTTAAAGAACTTGTACCAAATGCAGTTGTGCAATCAGAAGATGGCTATTATCAAATGGATTATAGTAAACTTGTTACGCATCTGGTAAAAGGCATGCAAGAACAACAAGAACAAATAGAATTACTAAAAAGTGAAATTGCAAATTTAAAAGGAGAATAATATGAAATGGAACTGCAAAACAATAGATGTGTATACACATGAACATAATGGGCATGAAGGAGTAATCTGGAATGTGCATTGGCGAGTTTCTAAAGGTGAAGAAGATTTATCTGCATCATCTTATGGCACACAATCTTTAAACACAGCAGAGCTTGAAAACTTTACACCACTAGCGGATGTTACAGAAGCTATGGTACAAGGTTGGGTAGAAGCTGCTATGGGTGAAGAAGCAGTTGCCGATTTAGAAAGCAACTTGGATTCTCAAATTGAAGAATTAGAAAATCCAACAACTGAAACTATTACTTTAGGAGAGTAAGTATGAGTGAAGAAAACACTACAAATGAAAATCCTGTAATTATTAATTTTAATAACAGGGAATACAAAGCAGAAGATTTAACACCTGAACAACTAGAACTAGCAGGTTTGCTAAATGTAGTTGGTCGAGAGATCGCAGGTCTGCAAGCTTATTATGATAAGTGGGTTACAACTAACGATCATAAAAAGCGATTAATAGAAGCTTTTAGTGCTACTCTAGCAGGTGAAGAAGAGGAGCAAGAAGAAAAATAATGGCTAGAAAGACCGCTAATGATGTTGCTAATGATCTTTTAAAACATGAAATACAATGTTCTGAAAGATGGAAAACAGCATTTAACCATTTTGAAAAGTTAGACGATGATATTAATAACTTAAATAATTGGATCAAAGGCGGTCTTACTATGATAGTTATTTCTATGTTTGGTATTTTAATTACTAATCTATTTATATGATTGAAAAATTAATTGATCCGATAACAAATATATTGGATAAGTTTGTTGCTGATAAAGATTTAAAAGCAAAACTGCAACATGAATTAGATCAAGAACTACACAAAGCTAATATGGCTCAAGTTGAGATTAATAAGATTGAAGCTAGTCATAGATCAATATTTGTTGCAGGTTGGCGACCTTTTCTTGGTTGGAGTTTATCTTTTGCTATGGCTTGGCATTATGTGTTAGCACCATTAATTTTATTTATTGCAGGTTTCTTTGGTTATCAATTACCACAACTTCCTGAATTTGATATGGCTTCTTTAATGACTGTATTGATGGGAATGTTGGGTTTGGGTGGTCTTAGAACAGTAGAAAAAATAAATGGCGTTGCTAAGTAATGGATAAACAAATAATAAAAGATCGCCTTATAGATTTTGAAGGTATGGTGCTTCAACCCTATTTATGCGTAAATCAGTTCCTAAGTTTGGGTGTAGGAAGAAATTTAGATGCCAATGGTATTACTGAGGAAGAAGCACTATATCTTTTGAACAATGATATTGAAGCGGTCATAGATAAATTAGATAAGCATTGGAAGGTTTGGCGTAGCTTTCCAATAGCAGCACAATATGTTTGCATTGATCTTGTATTTAACATGGGTATCAATGCGTGGATGTCATTCAGAAAAACAAGAGCATATATGGAGCTAGGACAATGGGAGGAAGCAAGTAAAGAATTGCTAAATTCTAAATACGCAAGTCAGGTGGGAAGAAGAGCATTATTTAATAGTGAGGAGCTTGCCAAATGTCAAAGTCAAGCGAACAGCACCAAAGCAATTCAAGACTAGGAGCATTAGGCGAATCTCTAGTGCAAACATTTTTGTTAGAGTATTGCGACTGGTGTTATCCAACGCAAGACAAACATCCTGCTGATCTACTCGTTGAGTTAGGATCAGCTAAATACACAGTACAAGTTAAAACAAGAAAGGAGACAAAAGAAGGAAAATATGTATTTGCACATGAACCATCAAGAGCAAAGTCTGAAGTGTATCGCCATTACCATTGCGATATTTACGCTTTTGTATTCGTTGGTAGAAAAGGGAAGCGTATCAAGTTCCAACCAAATAACACTACGCAGAATTACTTTACCTTTACAAATAAACAGATAACCGACACCTTTGAGATAGATACCCTGCAAGAAACTTTAGAAGAACTAAGCTCAGTACCTAAAATAAATAAACTGTAAATAGTTGTTGACATATAAATATATTAATATATAGTATGTATATGTTTAACAAAAAAGGAGTAGTAAACATGGAAACAACATTTAACTATTGGATTATGCAAGAGCCTAAGAAAAATGCTCATAGGCAAGACTTCAAAATGATCGCTAGGTATAGAGATTATGATGAAGCTAAGATAAGAATGTTGCGTGAACTTGCAAAAGGTAAGCGTAGCTACATCAAGTCTGTAAAGATTAGCGATGGTGGGTACTATGGTCGGTAAACTAACTAGAGACGATATTGCTACTGCATCTATAGCACCTTACTTATTCAATGAGTATAAGTATGGTTCAAGGAATGAAGCACTTAAAAGGTGCATAGATGCCAAGCATGGCAAGTTGACTAGATATGAGCAGACTAACATACAAAGAACAGGTGATGTTCTAGAGCCTGTTCTTATCACCGAAGGGTGCGAAAGATTGGGTATGACGGATATACAAACTAATATTAATGTTGTAGCTAAACACCCTTATCTTCTATTTGAAGCATCATTAGATGGATTAGCTCATGCAGATAACTTGGTTATAAAAGAGGATGTCAGCAGAGGTATCTATCTTCCCAATGCAACAGAGGTGAAGCTAGACGGACAAGGCGTGGTTGAGTGTAAATGCACTAGAGACTATGCAGAAGATACCCCTGCTTTATGGCGTGGCGTATTGCAGATGCAAGCACAAATGGAATGTGCAGGCGTAGATTGGGGTTTACTTACTGTTCTTTATCAATCCACAGACTTTCGTTTATTTATCTATAAGCGTGATCCTGCTTTTGCAGATAAGCTTAGAGTAGCAGTAGAGGATTGGAATAGAAGAGTAAAAGAAGAGGATTACTTTCCTTTTGAACTACTTGATGAAAAGCGGAATGATGGCGTGCTAGTGCATCCTGAAGCTACAGAAGATGAAGTGGTTGATCTTGATAAGCTGTATGAGGATTACGCAAGACAAATTATGTTATGCGATGAAACTATCAAGAACGCAAAGGCGAGCAAACAGAACGCAATGGCGAGGTTGATGGAAGCAATGGGTAATCATAGCAAGGCTAGGGTTGGTGAGTTTAGTATCAATTGGGGTATGACACATTACAAAGCTAAAGAGGAAAAGGTTATACCTGCTAAAGAAGCTTATAGCGTTAGAAGGAAAACTTTAAATATTAAGAGGGTTGAGAGTGAGTGAATTAGTATATGTTATCGGCTCAAAAGAAAAAGGTTCTCCATTTAAAATTGGTAAGTCAAGTGCAAAACACTTAAAAAAAAGAATTAACTCATTACAGACTGGCAATCCCCTGTCCTTAAAAAGTTTTTATGAGTTTACCCCAAAAGATGGAGATGCTTATTTTTTAGAGAGTAAAATTAGAAATGGTTTAATTAATAAATTTGGTTACAAAAAACTAAAAGGCGAGTGGATAGAAAGTAGTCATAAAAATTCTGTAGAAAAAATTGGAGATGATATATCTTCTTTATTACAAAATGTCGACTATAATTTTGAAGACGATCCAAAATATAAAGCTTTAGTACAGGAAAATCACAAATTAAATCATGAGTTAACAAATAAATATGATGATTTAATACAAAAACATGCAAGAATTTTTAAAAAGCTAGAAGAATTTAATGATGCATATAATGTTGTTAGAGATTTACATGTAAAGCAAAAAAATATTGTTACAAAAATATCCAAATACAGAAATACTAATTTTTCAGATGAAGTACCTGTTCACAACTTTGAAAGCATGCTTTGGGAAGAGCATGGTAATTTTGGTGAGGTTTATGTAAATGCTATGAATTGGTTTATATCTATCTATAAGATGGTTTCAAAAAAAGCATACCCTGATTTGCACCACAAGCAAGGATATAGTCTGTTAGAGTTACCCAAAGATGGTTTTATACATATAACTTTTGATAATGAAAGATACACATACGATATTAAAAAAAATCGCTTATCGTATGAAAGACCAAGACAATATGAACAACCACATAGATTTTTTGGTTCAATTGCAGGCAAGCATTATATAGATAAAGCAGATATGTATAGATACTATGACAATGAAAATAAAGCATTTCATGATGATATAAATTTAAAGGTAGATAAAGAATTTGAAAATACAACTCTTAAAAGCTGTAGTATTAGATATAACAATAAAGTCTATAATTTTGTAAATGAGGATTTTTTAAAAAATGGTAAAAACTAGTAGCGTTAGAAGGAAAACCTTAAACATTAAGAGGGTATCAGAATAAATCAAATGGAGGAGTTGATGTTGGAGAGTTTTCTGATACCCAATCTTGATTATATAGGAAAAGCAAGATGAAAGAGATATTGACAATCATTTTATTGGCGATTTTTAGCACGCTTGGCGTTGCACTTATGTCTTGCATAATTTATATGTTTAATAGGGATGATGATGAATAGCATTAAGATCATACAAGGCGACTGTATAGAAACATTAAAACAGTTAGAGGATCAGTCTGTAAATACTTGTATTACCTCACCACCTTATTGGGGATTACGTGATTATGGAGAAGCAGATCAGCTTGGGTTAGAAGATACGCCAGAAGAATTTGTTGATAACTTGGTCAAAGTATTTAGAGAAGTAAAGAGAGTATTGCGTGATGATGGCACAGTTTGGTTAAATCTTGGCGATAGTTATGCAAGAACTGGTGGTGATAGCTCTAAAAAAGGTAGGCATTGGGATGATAGGAAAAATAACCCAAACACAGGTCATAACAGATATGCAAAAGATATAGGATTAAAACAAAAAGATTTAATTGGCATACCTTGGAGAGTTGCACTAGCTTTGCAACAAGATGGTTGGTATTTAAGACAAGATATTATCTGGCATAAACCTAATCCCATGCCTGAAAGTGTTAAAGATAGATGCACTAAGGCACATGAATATATTTTTCTATTAAGTAAAAGTCCTAAGTATTATTTTGATAATGAAGCTATCAAAGAAGATTCTAAAAGTGCGGGGAAAAAATCTGCTGGATTCAAAGGAAGGCAAGGTGGCGCAGAATATCATGCAACAAGTGGTGGCATAGGTTCAGAAGAAAAGGTTTATAACAAAAAAAATAAAAGAAGTGTTTGGACTATTACCACTAAACCATTTAAGGGATCTCACTTTGCAACCTTTCCTATGGATTTAATAGAGCCGTGTGTGTTAGCAGGATGTCCGATAGATGGTGTTGTACTTGATCCGTTTGCAGGAAGTGGCACTACAGGAATAGTTGCTGCAAACAACAGTCGCAATGCTGTTCTATTAGAACTTAATAAAGAATATATAGATATTGCAGAAAGGAGAATAAAAGATGAAGCAGGTATATTTGCAAACACAGAGATTGAATAATATGAATATATTAATGTATGATGCATTAACAGGTTATGAAAACTAACTTTACAGATTTTATTACAGAGGAAGCTATGGAGAAAATAGGCAAGGAAGCAGTTTGGGTTTACAAAGATGTTCACAAAGAACTCAAGGTGCTATCAGCACAAACAGGTAAACCAATGGGGCAACTTGCAGAATACTTTTTAAAAGTAGGTATAAATTCTGTTAAGCATGATTTGGTCAATGTTGATTTTGATGTGGAGGGGTTATGACACAGTTTAATGAACAAGTAGCAAAAGCTAGACTTAGGTTAGAAGAAGAGAAAAAGGCAAAACAGATTACAGCGATGGGTTGGTCAAGAGATTTAGAGGATAAAACTCTGGTACATGAATTTACCAACTTTGCTAATGGTACAAGTGTTGTTAAGACAACAAGGATTCTAGATGGTAAACGCTAGAGCCAAAGGAGCAGCTTTTGAGAGAGAATGTGCAAAGAAGATTAATGCGATGCTTGAGACAACGCATTTAGACGATAGAGTTAGTAGAAACCTCAATCAGTATCAGGAAAAGAATCAACCAGATTTAAAATTACGCTACATTTATTTTGAATGTAAAAACTATGCTAGAAGTAGTAATAATTGGTACAAAGACAAATGGTGGCGACAAGTTTGTGAAGCAGCAGGAGATGACAATACACCTGTTCTAATTTTTAAGTTTAACCACTTACCTATTAGAGTAGCGTTCCCCCTAAGTATGATTAACTCAAATATAAGCGATAGTGAGTATCATCATCCTGTTGCCTTCACTTCTTTTGAGGAGTTTTTAGATATTCTTAAATACGAAGTTCAGTCATGGAAGAAATAATTAATTATGATGCTGCTTTTGATAAATACTGTTGGGACGAATATTGTAAGCTCAAGCGAGGAGCAGATTTTTTAGGCATAGTCATAGAAGATTTTGGGAGTTGGAAGGAAAGCAATACTGCTTACCTGATAGCTGAATATGAAATAATAACTGCTAATAAAGTAGTTCATTAAAAAGGAGAGTTAAGTATGGAAATACTACAAGAATCAGATAATTCAATTTATCTTAAGTTTATCAGTAGGGATAAACAATTTAAGCTTGCAGATCAGGAATGTAAGTTTAAATATATGCAACTTGATCTTGAAACCTTGCAAACAGGTTGGGGAAGATATGAGGGTGGCTATGAGTTTGTTTGGGATGATGTTGTTGGTGCTAAATCACAACCACCCGCAGGACATGGTTGGACGAGAGCCTTTAGTATTTGGGTGATGGTCGATGGTGTAGAGGATAGACCTTTACTATGGCAACGTAATAGTGTCAATGAGTATCAAACAATGTTAGAGATACTTAGAGGATGCTATAACCAATGGAATGAGAAAAAGCCTGCCTTACCATGTTTTGCATTTACAGGTACAGAAACTATAAAAGGCAAGATGAATGACTTTAATAGAGCTAACTTCTCTTTTGTGGATTGGAAGCCTAGAAAAGCAAGTTTTGTAATTCCTACGTTTGATGCACCCAATGATGATGATTGGACGAACCCAAATGCAGGATTAAGTGATCTAGTAGATCAGCAAGTAGCCAAGAGTGGTGATTTAAACGAAGATGATTTGCCTTTTTAGATCATGCAAGATAAGTGGGTTAATATAGCTCCACGAATTGCTTTAGAGGTCTTAGGAGAACCTAAAACTAAAACAGATAAAGAATGGCGGTGGGGTACAAAAGGAAGCTTTGTATTTAATTTACAAGCAGGTACTTTCTTTGACTTTGAGAATGATGAAGGTGGAGGTGTTGCTTGGTTATTAGAGACAAACAATGTAGATAAAGCTATACTTACAAAATTCGATCAAGGCTTTGCATCCAATGGCAACATTACCTCCAAAGTAAATAATGTTGTCAGTCATAATGCTACTCCACTAAAAATGGGTGCAAAGCCGATCTCAAGAGATGCTTTATTGAAACTTTGGTCGCAAGCTG